TTTTGTTCGTCTTTAAAAGTTTAATCACCTCGTAACCTTCTTTCTCGTACTTTTTCACCAGCCGCGCTTGATAATTCGCTTCTAATTTTCCTGTAATGACTAATCGAGAAATTTTCTTTTTTTCGGACTGTTTTATAAATTCGAGTTTCAATTCCGTCCGCCGCAAATATATACCTGATTCTAGGAGGCGTGTCACGTCCGAGGAAGCTGCTTCTATCGCGGCCTTGAATATAAGAGAGTGCAGCGAAGTCTATTCCCAAAAAAATAAGATACGTTGCACTACTTAAATTCACTCCTTCACGGCTGGCTCTTACCTGCCCAATAAAAACAGCATCTTTATTTGCATTAAATTCTTCTGGGCTATCGGTTGCATTAGGAAATGTTGCATATAACATTTTTCGTTCTGCTTCATAGCAGTACATGATCGCAATCTTATGTTTGCCATATCGTTGTTTTATATATTTGGCTTTTGACCGATCAAAAATAATTCTTTTGCCGCTTACTTCTGCAATAACTGTCCCGCAATAGATTTGTTTTAACTTGCTTAGTCTTTTTGCTCCTGTATCGGCAAGAATTGTTTGACCTTCAAGTTCAGAAATTCCGTCATCAATAATATCTTGAGCTAATCCATACGTTGTTTCATTCATCTCTACATATCGAACAGCTTCTTCAATCTTGGTTTCAAACCCTGCATCTTCTTGAGTCATCCGCACAACATACGGGTCAATATCTCTCAAAATCAATTCTTTATTTGCGCTTGAGTAATCGTTTACGGTTTGGCCTGTGCCCACATATTTTTGACAGATGTCAACATAACCTTTTTTAGCCCACTCGTAAAAATTTCGATATTGCGCCCAAACAGGTCGGTGCAATGTCATCTGGTGGTAAAGCTGCGAATAAGATTCTGGTGATGCTGTTCCACTCATTAACAAGACTTTTTCATAGCTCATCTTTCTTAGATTCTTCCATCTGCCCGAAGGCTTAGGGAACGCACCGATGCAATGGCTTTCATCCACGATCAATAACTGCCAAAATGTCCATGCAAATTTAGGTAGCCGTTCATAATTGATAATCAAAACTTTATCTTGCAGTCCTAAAGCTTTGGCATCTTTCTCAATGCTTGGGATTGCTTTTTTCTTTGTAACCAGTAAGCACCGTTGGATGCCTAACCGTTCGATCAAACTTAAAGCCGTTGCAGTTTTGCCCGTTCTTACCTCACCCATCAAATAAGCAAACTGTTTTCGTGCGAGTAACCAATACAACTTATCGGCTGCCTCTTTTTGGTATTTTCTTAACTCCATCTTTTTACAAAATCAATGTTTACTTGTTTGCTTTCTAAGCCGAGCTTGCAAGCCATCGTTACTTTTGATTTATCGACAAATTTGTTTAGAACTTCGATCTGTACCTTGTAACTTCTCCAGACGTTGTAAAACTCACCGAAGCCCCATTCTTTGCCGAGTTCAATCGAAACAAGATTGCAATCGGTCTTCAACATTTCCTTAGCAAAACGTGAACCCGCCGCATCTATAATTTGATACCACAGTTCTTGCTGCTCATATTTAGATATTTTCATCTTTACACCGCAATTAAAAATACTGTGACCTTTTTCGTATCGAGTTCTCTTTGACATGCTTCCTCCAGATAGTTTCTTCGTGATTGGATCATATTGATCCATTTAGCATTGGCTTCTATTTCTATGCGGTAGCTCTTCCAGAAAAATCTACCGTCCTTATGAATTGCTCTTAATCGACAAGCTTGAGCCAGTAGCATTTGCATTGACGGAGATCCTGATGCCGTGATGATCCGTGACCACCTTTCATCAACATCACCCTTGAACATCTTCATTTGTTGACGGGGTTGAATTTGGTGTTATCTTACCTATATCTACTACTAAATCAACCCCAGTGGACTTAGACATCGAATTGAAGACAATCAACACTCAGCTCACTAAAGAGCAAATTAAATGGTTAGACGAAAACAAGCCGCCTGAACTGTCAAGAGCTGGTTTCATCAGAACAATTATCCGTCATGCGATGACAAGGAAAGAGCTTGACGCTTACGAATCTCAGATCAACAGATAACCGATGGATATAAAAGATGAGTTGCTTCGTTTACCGAAGTCATGGGGTTTCGTTGCCGTTCAAAATAAACGCCCCTATCAAAATGATTGGCAAAAAAATCCTTTAACCCGTTCGCAGTTATTTAAAGAAATATCTGAAGGCCGTTCGACTGGAATCGGTGTAACCTGCGGGACACCTAGCGGCGGTCTTCTCTTCCTCGATCACGATGGTCAGTCTGCATCAGAAATCCTTACAGAGATGGGCTTTTCTGTTGGGTCTCTTCCTCCTTCTTGGATGGTTACATCTGGGCGCGTTGGTCGTTTTCAACTGATTTATAAAGTTCCTGAAAAATATTGGCCGAAGATTAAAACACGCAAATTTCAGACAGGTGTAAAAGATGAAGACGGATCTGTTGAGCAATTAGAACTCCGATGGAATGGGATGCAATCAATCGTTTGCGGCAAGCATCCGATGACAGACGGATATAGATGGATGGATGGTCGATCACCTTCTGACCTTGAACTAGCAGAAGCACCGTTAGCCATTATCGAAAAGATGATGGATCAACCAAAGAAGAAGAAAGCAACACCCGTTCAGGTTTTTAATTCAGACATCGACAAGGCTCGTTCTCTTCTTCAATCCATTAACCCAAACCGAATAGATGATTACGACCAATGGTTAAAAATTGGGATGGCGGCTCACTCCGCAGGAGATTCACTCCTTGCCGATTGGGAAGACCTATCTCAGAAGAACAGCAAATATAAGCCAGGTGAATGTGCAAAGAAATGGGATTCCTTCAAACGCTCTGGCATCTCACTCGGTACACTTCAAAAATTTGCTAAAGAAGATGGTTGGACTCCGCCTCCTCGCTCTTTTCCTGATTCTGTTGTTCCTGTTGAAACAACTCCGATCCCTTCAAAACTTGAGCAACTCACATCACAAGAATTAATTTCATTCCTTCGCAAATCAAAGCAAGACATTCGCTTCAATACCTTTTCACATTCAATCGAAATGGACGGTGAAGTAATAAAAAATATTGAACTGTTTTATCTAACGCTCGCTGAACTCGGATACAAAGTCGAAAAGCAAATGGCAATAGATTGTTTGCTTAAGGTCGCGCATGAAAACCAATATGATCCCGTCAAACTTTATTTAGATCATTGCTATGAAAGCCCAGAGATTCAGCCGACATATATAGACCGTTTAGCAACAGCATATTTAAGACCGCAAGATTCATCCATTGATGAGCCGACTATTTACGATGAAATGCTTAAGCTAACTCTGATAAACGCCGTGAGACGTGTATATCTTCCTGGTTGCAAGCACGATACCGCAACTGTTCTTCAAGGTAAGCAGGGGATAAAAAAATCTTCCTTTTGGCAAACGCTCGCTGGCCCCTTCTTTTCGGATGCTCTTGGGGATGTTTCCTCAAAGGATGATTTACTTGTACTTTCTCGATCATGGGTAATGGAATGGGCCGAAATTGACGGGGTAACTTCTAAAAAACATGCTGGTCATATTAAAGCGTTTCTATCTCGCTCTACCGATTTCTTACGGGTTCCTTACGGTAAGGCTGTTGAAGAATGGCCGAGAACTTCGATCATTGTCGGGTCAAGTAACAAAGAATCAGGTCTGTTATTTGATGACACTGGCAACCGCCGCTTTCATGTTATCCCTTGCACCGCGACATCCATTGATCTTGATTCACTTCAATTAGAACGTGATGCAATATGGGCCGCAGCCGTTCAAGCTTGGAAAAACAAGGAGTCACATTTCCTAACCTTTGAACAAGAAAATCAGATCGAAAAAGAAAATTTAGGTTACATGGTTGATTCACCGTGGCTAACCGTCATCAGTCAATGGTTGAATAATCCTGTTAATAAAAGCACCGATATAACCATTGAAAAACTACTCACCGAAGCAATTGAAAAGCCCGTGGAACGCCAAACAAAATCCGACACAATGACGGTATCTTCAATCTTACGGAGTCTCAAATATGAGAGAAAGAAAAAAAGAGTAGAGGGAACACCTAAATGGGTTTGGAACCCTCCGAACTCCTAAGTTCCCTCCTGTTCCCTCCTCTGTTCCTACGGGTGGGAACGCTCAAAAACCTTGATACACCTCTCTTCTCTTTATATGTTCCTTCTGTTCCTATGTTTTTGTATATAAATATAAGAATAGGTATATATGGGGTATATATATAGCTCAGGTAAGTTTGTAAGGAAGGTGGTACACAGTAGGAACGTGGGAACACTATCTAATCTCATTTCTGTCTCATGCACGTCTCAAAAAAGAATCAGCCCGTTGTTGATCGTCTTATTCTTCTCCTCGCTCAATCTGAATATGTTGCGGATGCAATCCTTGATAACGCCCTTGATGATGGTGAAAGAGTAGACCCTGATGTTGTTGCTGGTTTAACTCAATATTTAGTACGAATTGCAGATATACTCAGCACAGCAGAAGAAGCTGATTTAAAACCTTTATCCAATGAATAAGCTATATTTTGCTTATGGCTAAAAAAGCAACAGACAGAGAAATTGATTGCAGGGTTAATTCTGTCTACAATTTATTAATTAATGGCCACAGTAAAACCCAGGTGGTGCAGTACTGCGCGGAAAATTACGGTGTCAAATTAAGGCAATCAGAAGAATACATTTCAAGAGCGCGTAAACTTCAACAATTAGATGCAGAGCTGGAGCGT